TTTCTTTCTATATCAATATTTAATGGAGTATACATTAAGAATAGTATTTTACATAAAGGACTTGAAGTTCTGAAGCCTGAAATTCTATCTGTAATATTTCCACTTTGACCTATCTTAAAATTTAATTTATCATTACCTTCCGTATTAATTAAATAAATACATGCGCCCTCTTTTAATTTGTAGAGTTCTCTTCGTTTTAAATAACACTGATGATTCTGTTCTAAACGCTTATATTTTTTTTCAATATAATTACTTTGTTCTGATTGAGAAATGATTATATTTTCGGCTGTTTCGAGCTTTTCTTTTAATTCTTTAAATATTTTCTCATATTCTTCTTTAATTTTTTCTTCTGATTTTTCATTTTCTAATTCAACGCTTCCTGTAAAAATAAGTTCTCTTAACCATTTTGAAACTTGAAGAGAAAAACTAGGCGAACACCATTGTGCTAAATTTAATCCTAGATCAGGGTGAATCCAAGTACCTTGATTATATCTACCCGAATTACCTTTATATACTTCAATTAATTGTGATATGTGAATGTGAAGATCACTTTTAAGCTTATTTTCAAGCTGGGTTTTGAAATCTTTTGTTTCCTTTAATCTTAACCAGTTACTAACTGTTTTTCCCGCAGCTTTGCATAATCCGGTTGCAAAGATATATCCATCCTCTCTTAATGGTATTGTAAAATCTGTACCATCTTCTAGTTTCAATTTGCATTGAAATATATCATTAACTTTAGTAAAAGTTTTTGAAGTAGTTGTCATTTTATATATAATTGTAAATCTTTAAATAGATTTATAAAGGTGGTCGCGGGGGACTTGGTTTACTTTGGTACCCTAGAAAAACTTGGTTTATATTTTCGTCTACATTTAAAAACATATCACAAATTTAGAACTTGATTCACCTTAAAAAATACATAATTCAAAATTATGACTTAAAAGACTTAAAAAAATCCAAGAAAAAATATTAAATCTTTAAATGAATTTTAAAAAATAATTTTTTTTTAACAAATTATTTTCTTTATTATAATAAAACAATGGCTTCTATTTGCACAAGTAACGTAACTTCTGGATTTATTGATTTAGCAACTTTCGACGAAATTGAAAAGTATATGTATGGTGGCCCCGATGCTACCGCTTATTTTGTAAGAGAGACACGTAAGGCTACGTGGTTCACCATGGTCCCTGTCGTTCTTTCCAGAGCTTCAGGCACACCTGCCTTTGGACAGGAATGGTCAGTCAGCATTTCTCGTGCTGGAGATTATTTGCTTCAAACTTGGTTGAGACTACAAACCCCTGCCGTTACGTTGGCCAGTGCCGAGGTTGGATACTGTCTTAAGTGGACTAACAACTTGATGCACAACATTGTACGTGAGTGCTGTATCACTTTTAACGATTTGGTCGCTGCTAGATTTGATAGTTATCACCTTGATTTCTGGTCTGCCTTCACTGTACCTGCTGGAAAGCAGATCGGTTATCAAAATATGATTGGAAACATTCCTTCTTTGATTAACCCTGTTCTTCCCGGATACACCCTTCAGGCTGCTACTCTAAATCTTCCTCTTCCATTCTTCTATGGACGTGATAGTGGAGTCGCTCTTCCTACTGCTGCTCTTCCTTACAATGAAATGCGCATTAACTTCAGTTTCAGAGATTGGTATGAACTTCTTAACATTGTCCCCACTGATAACAGCGGCACTGGTACTCAAGTCAACAGCAGTGGAACCCAACTTTCTTCTGGTATCCCCTCTCTAAGTGGCGCCACTCAAGTTTGGGCGAACTATGCCATCGTCTCCAACGATGAACGTAAGCGTATGGCGTGTGCACCAAGGGACATTCTTATCGAGCAGGTTCAAACAGCCCCAAGACAGAATTATCAACCCACCGGCTCTAACTATGCCCCTAATTTTGATATCCGTTTCTCTCACGCTATCAAGGCTTTGTTCTTCGCTATTCGTAATACTTCTGACAGAGCTGAGTGGTCTAACTACACTGCCGCCTCCGGAGTTGCTGCCAACGGAACTGGTGGAAATGCTGTATACACTCTACCCACTGCAACTGCCCTTGACCCCATCCTTCAAACCTCCCTCATCTATGAGAACACCAACCGTCTCTCTCAGATGGGATCTGACTATTTCTCTCTTGTTAACCCTTATTATCACGCTCCAGTCATCCCAACTGTTACTGGTTATCATTCATACTCATATTCCCTTGATTTTATCTGCTTGGATCCTATGGGATCAACAAATTATGGTAAGTTGACCAATGTTAGCATCATTCCTGAAGCGTCCTCCGCCGCCGTCAATGGTTATGCTGGATCTCAAGGAGTCGGAACTGGTCAGCAATCTGCTCAAACTTACGAATTCATCATCACTGCTGTCAATAATAATATTATTAGAATCAGTGGAGGTAAAGCCCCAAGCGTGCCTCCAACAGTCGACTGCTATAAAAGATGTGATAATTCTTTTATGGGAAAACAGTGTAAATTATCACCACTCATTGAGTGTATATAATCGGCTAGTCGCATATCTTACGCGGCAAAACTATCAAATTGCGGGAAACCCCTTAGAGCTTCTAAATACTACCATAAGATAGAAATACCTTATCGGAACCAAGCGTAATGGCGTGGGCATAGTAAAAATTTTAGAAGATTGGGCAATCTGCAGCCAAGTTCTAAACCAATTTTTGGTAGAATGCAGTTCAACGACTAAATGGTAGTTGGGAAATTTATTTATAAATTTTCTTAAGATATAGTCTAATCCTTTATGAAAATAAAGGTACTCATTCAAGTTGATAAATTAAAACAACTTGAAATACAGGGTTAAATTGGCACTTGGGTTCCCTGTATTGTAAACACCTTAATTACACCTATATTTTTAATTTTCACAAAAATTAAAAATTGAATTATAAAATATCATAATTAATCTAATTGAATGTTAAAATATAACAATCATAAAATATTTCTTGAATCCATTGGGTTTCAGTTAGAAACTTCTTTTGATGAATCCAAAAATAATGAAATATCTTTCAGATGTACAAAAAATCATGTAACTAATTTGAAAGTTACTTCATTTATGAATAAAAAATGTAAATCCAAGGATGATTACAGTTTGCTATGTACTACTTGTACATCTGAAAATAATGACAAGCACAATTTTGAAATTTATTCTGAAAAAATCTTTACAAAAAATGGACATATATTACTAACCCTAGATTCAAGTACTAGAAAATGTTCATATCAATGTGGAAACTGTGACAACCTTACATACACAAGTATTCAAAATTTATTAAAAGGTAGCTCAACTGAATATTGTTCTAAATGTATAAATATAAAAAATAGACTTGACATAGGTAGCGTTAATGATATTTTGAAAAAAATTAATTATACTTGTTTAGAATATAACAATAACAAAGATTTAAAAGTTGAATGCGATAAAAAACATATCACGTCTACCCTGAGTTTATTCGATTATAAAAGAGGTAAGAGATGTCCTATATGCGCAATTGATAAAAGAAAAGAAACGTTAATAGAAAAATACGGAACAGAACAATTATTTTCTTCTGAATATTTTAAAAATAAAAGAATTGAAACATGTTTAACTAAATATGGCTGTTCTCATGCAATGCAAAACGAAGAAATTTTTTCAAAAGCTCAGAAATCAATGTTTTCTTTAAAACCTTTTACATTTCCAAGTGGAAATGTTGTAATGGTACAAGGGTATGAACCATATTGCCTTTTCGATTTAATTAATTTATACGCGGAAGAAGAAGAAAATATTATTGTAAATTCGAGCCTCATGCCAAAGTTTCTTTATAACTTTAAAGATAAGGAATGTCGATACTATCCTGATATTATGATTAAATACCCTGATAAACCTAAATTTATAGAAGTAAAATCAATCTATACTTATAATTTAGACTTAGATAAAAATATTTCTAAGTGGAATTGTGTTTTAAAAAATAATTATGATATCGAGATATGGATTTATGATAGAGATGGAAGTTTAATAGAAATCATAAAACATATATTGAAATAAGATATATTTACAAACTGTGTAAATATATCGAGTCGGGAATTCCCGAATTATCCACTCTTACAGTTTTTCAAATGTTTTGTTAAAGTATCTTTACGTGCATAGTCTTTTTCACAATTACCGCACTTATATCTGACTCCTGATTCTTTATCTGCTGTACGTACCTTATTTGTAGTTTGTTTGGCACAATCTAAACAATTATGTACATAACCATCTTTACTGTACATATGTCTTGAAAAATTGATAATATCTTTAAGTTCTTCGCAAGAAACACATTTCTTCTCAGTAAGTGGAACAAATTCATCTTCTTTACGTAATTTATATTCTTGTTTAATGACTTTTTCGCATTTTCTACAAGTTCCATGGTAACCATCTTTTTTTGTTTTATCTTTATTAAACAGGTCAATGTTTTGATTTATTAGACATTTCGAACAAGTTTTTAATTTATTTTCTTCAATTTGTTCTTGAATACCGTCTTCAGTTTGAACTTCTTCTATAACCTCGTCTTCGCTCTCATTTTCACTTTCGCACTTAATTTCTTCAATATTCTGATGACTTGTGAATTCCAAATTTAATAATTTAGCTTGTAATTCAATATAAGAAATTATTTCATATGTGTCAATATCGTTTAACCATTCATCGCAACCTTCTGAAATATTTTGTTTAAATTTTTCCTTAACACATTGTTCTAGTAGCTTGTTAGAGTTTGTAAAAATAATAAATATAAACTCAGGTTCAAAATAAGTTACATAAGTTGATAAACGCGAATTTAAATTTTTGGAAATCCCAACTTTAATTTTAGACTGAACATCAGGATTTCTTAATAAATAAAGACAAGGTCCTTTCTTTAAGGTATGTCTTTTCTTTTTATATAATATTCTTTTATGATTCTCTTCAAGTTTGAAATGTTTCTCTGATAAATCCATAAATTTATTTTCAATATTGCTTAATTGTAATCTCAATTCATTATTTTCTTCGTCAACTGTTTCCTGTAATAGTTCTTCCAACTTAATATAATAATCATGAACTTCATCGGCTTTCTTTGTCTCTGATTTCAAACAAAACTTTTTGAAGGTATTAATTGTAAGCATAATTTGTTCTTTATTTATTCCTGCACCACCCAAATTTCTTGAAGGTGATTTTGACTCTTCAAAAGCTGCTCCTCCGATAGAAGGAGCAGCTTTTGAAACTTGATAATCAATATCTTTAGTAAAAAACTTTTCTAATAATCTTTTGGCGTTATCCTTTCTTGAAAATCCTAGCCATTTCCATACATTATCAAAGTCGATGACAAAATCTTTTTTTGTATCATAGTTCAAAAAACAATAAAAACTGGCAACAAATAATTGTTGCTGGTTATCTGTAAAATTAGTTTTAATCTTGTTAAGTAGTTTACCTTCATAGTCTTTAGAAAGACGAGTTAGTGAGTTCTTTTCAATAAGTTCGGCGATGTTTAAAGTTGCTTTCATTTTATTAAGAATTGTTATATCTTTAGATAACAATTCTCAAATTTACACATTTTTTAGCACCCTTCGGTGCACTCGCCATTCAATCTTAATTTGAGATTCAAATTCTCAATTTCAAGTTCTTTATAACGCGCTCGCAAATTATCTAATTGAAACTTCAAGTCATGCTCGTTTAACATATTAGCAACAATTTCAATAAAATTTTCTAAACTACCCGGTGGCTTATAAATTTCACATTGAAAATGAAACTTAACATTATACACATGTAGCAAATCTTTAATAATTTTTTCAATAGGTTGTCCCGAAACCTCAAATGCCTTAATAATTCTAAATTGCTCAAATTGACTTTCACAACTAGTATGTTTTTCTTCTCTTTTGCATAATCTTTTATCAGAGAAACCGAGTTTTATCAAGTTTTTTCCAATATAAGCTAGATATATTACAGTTTTATTGGAATACAAAGACATATCGAACTTCATTTCTAATTCTTCAGCCTCGATATCAATTTCAGAGAGCGTAAGAAGTTGCCGCATAGGTCTTTGAAGTATCATCTTTCTCTTGTTATCAAGTTTATATTCTCCTTTCTTACGGATAGTTGGTAGAATCTCTTTAAAAACCAATTTTTGAAATTCTTTAGCAATTGGTTTAGTAGATTTGATTATCATATAATATAAACCTGCTTCATTTATAACCTGCATATTTTGTGGGCCTCCATCGGTGTCCAACTTTTGGACACCCTTCATGTAATCGTCCATTTTAGAATGAACGTTTCTATAATTTGTTAATTCTAAAATATCCGCAATATCTTTTAAAACAAAAAATGGATTTTCGTATGTTCCAAATGTTCTTATAACATTACCATTAAAATTAAAAACTTCTAGTGATTTATTAATATTTTCTTCATTGTTAACTTGAGAAATTTCTTCTTTTTCCTCCTCAATCTCAATTATTTTTTCCTTATCGTAATCCTCGTGAAGCTTAATTAATTCTTCTTTTTTCAAATTATTATATTTAACGATTCCTCTTTCTTTTGCGAGGGCTTTCAATTTCTTGACAACCATCTTATCATAGTTTACTACTGTTTCGTCACTTAGTTCAGTATAAACCGAGTTTAAAGGATTTCTTTCTAAAAGCTTAATGATTGAATTCTTTTGTTTAAGATGCGCATTTGGCAAAGATCTTTCCTTGCAAAGCGCGCGCAGATCTGGTACGTTCATCATTCTATAATCAACATCTTTCTTTGGAACCACCTCTTCAAATTTCTTATTCCAAATATTATTTTTTCTTCTTTCAAACATCTCCTCCATTCTTGTGTGCAAAGTCTTTATTGCTTTACCATTTGTAACACCAATAGTATACCCATATTTTGGCGCCTCCTTTCCTAATTTCGGATTAGACAATTGCTTCCAACTTTCGCGAACATCTTCGGGAATAGGCTTGCTAATCAATTCAACATAATCATAGTATTCTTTTTTAGGTTCAATTCTGCGAGCGGTATATTGATCATGATCGTCTTCATCGGGGTGCTGCTGGACGTATTCAAAAGTCCTAATCCATGTTTCAATAATATCGGCAGATACACCGCCTCTTGAGCTTTTACCGATAAACATTCTCGCCACATTGGTACAGTTAATAGATGCATGAGCTTCAACCAAATGCTCATACCTTATATTCAGCTTCAGTAATTCCTCACAAAAATTCTTCGGATTCGACATGTGCTTTCGTTCCGTCTTTGGTGACGTTTCCATAGATAGTTGTTGTTCCATATTTTATAATAGAATTTATTTCTTTAAAAATATTTTTTTTCTATATTTTAATAAATGTCAGAACCGCCAAGTCAAGGAATCGCACTTATATTAGGATATCTCTTCGGAATTTTCGGAGCCGATAAATTTTATGTAGGCCTTACCGGTCAAGGTATTGCTATGGTAGTATTAACATGCACAATCATCGGTTTATTTGCCACTATACCCTGGGCATATTTATCTTGTTTATTCCTTGTAATAGGTATATTATGGAAGGGTAAACCAATGTTATATCCAGATAATATTAAATGGGCTCCTGTAACACAGACAGATACAACTATTGCTTGGGTAATTGTAGCGATAACAGTAATCGGAATAATCGCTGGATTTTTTATCGGAACCAGGGAGAGGTTTGAATATAAGAAAGAAATTGAAGATGACGAAGAATAAATTAAATATATTAGTAAACTAAGTAATATATTTATCTTACTTAAACAAGTCTTCCTGTTCTTGAGTGGGTAACATCTCGTAATTATAGTCGAATATAATACTAGTGTTCTGCAAATGTTGTCTTAAAAAAGCAGGTGCACTCGCGTATATTTTCTTAAATGTATCCCAATCTTTATTCGTATCAGCACGTTCTAAAGCGATATGAAGGCTAAGGTTTCTATATTCTTCCGGGATATCTTTTAACATTTTTGTTTAAAAAAACAATTTATTGTAAAAAATCAATTTTAAAAAATTGAAAATTTATTTATAAGTATTCTAAAAAAATAAAATGGATACCGAAGAATTTAATGCATATATAAAAGAATTTATGCTTGATGAGAAGCGTGATAATATAACTTTTCATCGAAAAACAAAAGAAGGCTTTATAGTAAGTTTACAAAAAAAATCAAATTGTTACACGCTTAGTAATGATATGGTTCAATGTTTTTATAATATCATTTTGCAGATTCAGACAATCAATATGTATTGTTCGTCGCATGATGATCCTGTACACTTATATCACGAAATAATTTACGACAAGCAATTAAAAAGAAAGACAAAGGAAGAGGCTACTAATAATTTGTTTTCATTAATAAGATCAGACAAAATTATAGAGTCCATCATATCAACAAAGATAATTGACCTGTATCCCAATATACATTTCAATAAATATATAAGTAAATACGTGAATGATACGGAAAAGAACGAAGATTATTATTCATGGAGATTGTTTGAGTTTGAGAAAAAGATGGATCCAAAGTATTTTAAAAACTTTGAGTGTTGTGTATGTTACGATAATACAAAACACAAGACGCCTTGTGGGCATTATTTATGCATTATATGTTATGAAACAATGTTTGAAAAACACACATTTAATTGTCCGATGTGTAGGGAAGATTTAAGGGAGTATACATGCGAAGAATGTAGTCTTTAGAATCTTTTTCTTTTTGACACTTATTTTTTCAAAATTGTTATTATTGTCATCATCCTGGTCTTTAGAGTCGTCTTCATGTAAGTTATTTAGGCGTTCTTGTAAGTCTTCGTATTTGATTTTGAAATGTCGATCTTCCAAAATAATTTCTTTTTTTATTTGATCGATGAGATTATCAACATCTTCTTCTCTTACGGTGGTGGTTGTTGGTATAAAAACATCTGGTGGGTTTATATAATCGTAAACAAGGTCGTATATAGACTGAAAATATTCCATTTATTATAAATATTAAATATTATTTAAATTAAATAATATTTTAAACAATAATTATTTGTAAATAAATGGAGAAAGATAAAGACGTTGATATAATAAATTTAGATGTCGAATTAAAAAATAAATTTAAAGAAGAGATAAAAAAGATTCCTGACTACAAGATAAAGCTTGAAGATTTAAGAAAGACATCAGAGTTAAAAAACATTAGACCGAATACATTAACATCCTTATTAAATAATGAGAAGGAGTTAGAAGAGTATATTTACAATATTGAAAACAGTTTATATTTGAATTTTTATATAACAGAAAGTATAGTATTACTGGAAAAGTATAAAGAACTATTAAATACGCCATTGAAGATGAATTTTATGGGTAAAGTCATTGGCAATAATAAAGAAAAGGATAAGATAGTGAATGAGTATGTCGATATATTTATGAAATATGCGAATAAATTAAACCTCAACGAGTTGCCGAAAATCCCTGATAAGGTATTAAAAAAAAATAAGGATAAGATAATTTGTAGAAATTGTAAAAACAGTAGCGATTTTAACTTGATTGATACTAATATATACATATGTATGAATTGTTCTATACAGCAAACCGTCCTAAAGAATGTATCTTCATATCGCGATATAGACAGGGTAAACATAGGTAATAAATATCTATATGATAGAAAGATTCATTTCAGAGATTCGATGAACCAGTATCAGGGTAAGCAAAATAGTACCATATCTAAAAAAATATATGATGATCTTGAGAATCAGTTTAAGCTGCATCATTTATTAGTGGATAGCGATGATCAGAACGTAAAGTTTAGTAACATTACCAAGGAACACATCAGTATATTTTTAAAGGAGCTAGGGTACACTAAGCACTATGAGAATATAAATCTTATCCATTACAATTTGACAGGTAAGAAGCCTGATGATATATCGCATCTTGAGGAAATATTGCTGCAGGATTTCGACCTGCTTACAGAAATGTACGATAAAGAATTTAAACATCTAGATAGAAAAAACTTCATTAATACCCAATTCGTCCTTTATGAACTTTTGTGTCGTCATAAACATCCGTGCAACAAGGAGGATTTTACTATTTTAAAAACTATAGACAGAAAAACATTCCACGAAGACGTCTGCAAGATATTATTTAACCAGCTTGGTTGGAACTACGTTTCCATGTTTTAGGGCAAGAAGGCGGAGTTTGAGGTGGAAATATGACGGGATATCGAGGGTGTTTTGAGGGATAATAAATTAATTATAGAACTAAATCTAAACTAATCGAAAAAGGAAAATCTTTTTCGATAAAAAGATTTAAAGATACCATTTCTTTAATAAAAATGACAGAAGATCAAGAAATTGAATTCATTATCGAAGACGAAACCGCGCTTGAAACATACGAGTATAGCCACGATGGCAATGATTTTCAATATTTTATCGGCAAAGAAATAGCCAAACTTTTAGGATATAATAGCACAGATGTGATTAAAAAATATGTTTCTGATTCAAATAAAATAACATTTAAAAACTACAAGGGTGTAAAGGAGCCTAAAATAAATTCAAAAACAATATTGATTACAAAAGAAGGCGTTAAGGAAATAATAAAAAATATTACAAAAAAAATATCCCCTAAAACAGTTGAAATTTTAAATCAATATAATATTAAAGAAGAAATCAAAGAAGAAATCAAAGAAGAAATCAAAGAAGAAATCAAAGAAGAAATCAAAGAAGAAATCAAAGAAGAAATCAAAGAAGAAATCAAAGAAGAAATCAAAGAAGAAATCAAA